CATGTCTAAATTACCTTTTCTAGTATATAAAACTTTTTTTCCTGTTAGTGCTTCAAGTTCATTTTTTTTTTTAAGAATATCAAGTTGTAATTGCTTAATTTTAGCTTCATTTTCATCTGGCTCCATATTATAATAAATTAGATATTTTTTTTAGATATTTATTTTATATATTAATTTTATTTATGAAACTTCGCGCATGGTTCCATCTTTAGAAATCATAATCATTCTTTGAAAAATTGAATAAACATTAATTGTATAAGCTACTGCTGCAGGTGTAAATGTTGTATTAAGGTAGGTAGTAGCATTATTACTAATAGTATCTAAACCAGTGCCAAAAGTTTCTCGAGCTTCAGAAGCAGGACAATTTGCAAGATTTACACAAAGAACATGGGTTTGTCCTGTGATAGAATTTCTAGTTGCACTAGCTCCTGCTGCACCATCATTAGCAGCAGTTGCTGATTGTGTTCGTGCTAGAAGACCTCCGCCATTATATTTAGATCTTGATAAATGTGACATGGTGTCATATGCTTCATCAATAGCATCGCCGGGTTGATTTAAAATATATTGTGGATAATTTTTAGAACCAATTGAAAACTGATGAGAAAGCCATGCTGGAAACAAAGAACAACTATTTTTATATAATGCATTAGTTCCATCAACTAAATCACCTGTCACTCGTGCTGTTGCAAAATACCCAAGACAAGAACGTCTTTTATCTCCTACAAGTAAAGTATTATATCCTGAAGCACCACCCCCAGTAATATTAATAGTTGATCTATTTACAGAAGTACACATAATAGAAACATCAGAAGAAGATTTTTTATCTCTTAAAGCTTTAACATAAGTATCACCTGCATAAATAACAGTTCCTGTTATTGATACATCATTAATAGTCCATACTGGTGTATTTGTCACACCTGCAACACCATTTGTAAGAGTATTCATAACACAAATAACCGTAATACCTTGAGTATCATAAAGCGGAAGAGCTTGTGTATTAAATATTCCTAGAACTTGCGACAAATCTAATGTAACAAGATTATCAGCATTACCAATTGCAAGAGTAGAACCTGCTTTTGTGAGAAGACTACTTGCTACAACAGGTTGTTGTAGCATTGACAATCCTTTGGCATTTTGTACTGAAATATCATTTTGAGACCATGTATATTGTGACCACATTGCATGCGCATGGCCGGGTTCATAGATTTGATCTAACAACTGACCTGAATTAGCGCCGGCCTCGACCCTAATTTCAGAAAATAAATTAAATAAACTAAAATCAATAGTTGGTGCTGTAGCACTACTAATTTTTAAATTTAAATTTAAATTTAAACCTTTCTGCGCATCAAGCAAGAAGGAACCCATAATTGGTATCCGAATATCATTACCTGGGTTGGTAAGAGCAGTTTGAGAAGTTGCAGGAAATCGTACTCTTGCTGTTGTGACTTCGTTGCATGAATAAGCTGGAGGAGAAAAAATATCCATTTTTTGAGGGTATGACATACTAGAATTCATTTATATAATTAGACTTAGATTTTTATTTTTTATAATATTTTTAAAATCTAAATTTAATTATATATGGAAGATGTTTCAAACTTAAGTATCGGACAGACTATTTTATTAATTATATTAGTTTGTGAAAGAATAGTTAAAATTTTTACAAATAGTCATTGTTATAAGAAATTTTCTATTTCAAGCCCATTTGGGAAATTTGAAATTCAAACAGAACAAAATGAAAATAAAGAAAATAATAAAGAAGAAAATTAAAAAAATCTAAAGTAAATTAATGAATTCAGATATTTTATATTTTAATATTAGAAGTAAAGAGTGTGTCTCTCTCGATGGTTTATCAACTAATATACAAGTTAATTTACCCTTTACAATCAATATACCACAAAATAAAAATTTACAAGTTGAAGTGATATCGGCAGAGGTTCCTATATCTTTTTATAATATTTCATCAGATTTACAAAATAATAGTTTTTCTTATACTAAAATACCAACGGGAACTGTAAATTTAACAATTCCTAACGGACAATACACTGTCGATGATTTAATAACAAGTATTAATAGTCTCCAGAATGATTTCACCATGTCATATAGTGATATTTTTAATAAGTTTTTAATAACATTAAAATCACCTATTACCAGTATAACTTTTACTTATAATATAAATAATTTTTCCCAACAATTGTATGGGATTTCATCATCGCAAACAATAACTACCCCAGCTTATTTATCAGGATGTGTTAATTTAGCGAGCGTCCATAGTTTATTAATACGTAGTAATTTAAATTCAGCAGGATCATCATCATCAACTTTAGAAATGAATAATGACGTAATCGCAAAAATACCCCTTGAAGGTAATTTTGGATATATTGCATTTTTAAATCAAAATTCTTATACAAGAAAAAATTTAATGTTTTCAGGAACTAGCATCACTTCTTTCTATTTAAAAATTACAGACCAAAATAAAAGAGTAATAAATTTAAATGGTTTATTATGGGAATGTACTCTTTTATTTTCATTAATTGATAAAGAAGGATATGAACGACGTTCAACATCTGAAATAATGCAAGAGCAACAACAAACACAACTCCCACCCGCATCTATGCCTGTTTTTACTGGTGGTAGTGGTGGTGGTGGTGGTGGTGGTGGTTTTATACCTCAAATATCATCAACTTCTGAACCTTCACAAATTGAAGAAACAAACCAAGATTTAAAGAATAGTATTAAAGAAACACAACCAGATAAAATTGAACCCGTTCAACCTACCGATAATAGCAAATATGATGCAATGACCGATTTGTTATATGAATTAATGATTTAATTTTATAAATTATTAAAAAAATATTATAAAAATTATATATTATGTAATTTTTTATTTTATAGTTTATAATATATAAAATGAATTTAGAAGAAATATTAAAAGATAAAAGTGATTCAACTAAAAAAAACTATATACAAAGGATAAACAGATTAAAAAAATTATATTTTCCAGATGATAATGAGTATATATTTATTAAAAAACCTAATAGACTTATTAAAAAAATAAATGGTTCAGATTATCCCGCATCAACTAAAAGGGATTATTATATTGCTCTTTATGCTGTTGATCCAATTGAAAAATATAAAAATGAAATGTATAAATTTAGAGATGAAACCAACACAAAACAAGGTGAGAGCACAATATCAGAAGAAAAATTAAAAAATTATGATACAATGAAAAATTTAAGAAAAATATTAGACATAATGCCAGAAAATACATATATAGAAGTTAGAGATAAATTATTGATTAGTATTTATTTATTAAAGCCACCTATTAGAAATGATCTAGAGTCGGTAGCAATTTTTAAAAAGCTTTTAGATCCAAGTACTAATAATACATTAAATTATATTCAAAAAAAGGATAAAGAATTTATATTTTATTTAAATGAATATAAAACTGTCAAAAAATACGGGGCTAAAAAAATTGTATATTCAAAATCACAAGATCCAGAAATTTATAATTTATTTAAAAAAATAATGAAATTCAATAAACCTTTTTTAATTGTTAATGATACTAATAATAATCCATTAGATGATAAGCAAATATCGGCTCTAATAATAAAAATTTTTGAAAATTATTTAAATAAGCATGTATCAATCAACACAATCCGTCATATATACGAAACGGAATTAATAAATTCCGAAGAATATAAAAAAATGAGTATGACACAAAAGAAAGCAAAACACGATGAACTGATGCACGATTTCACAACCGCCCATACAGATTATAATAAAATTAATATGCCTCAAGAAGAAGAACAAATACCACTAATACCAATGAAACCTCAAAAAATGTATAGAGCTAAATTAATTAAATTAGAAGAAGCTGAAACAAATTTAAAACCAAAAAAGAAAGTAATTACAAAAATTAATAATGCTATAGAAGAAATAAAACCAAAAGAACCAACTATTAAATATAATGTTGATAAAATAATACAAAAAAAACCTGTTGAAGTTAAAACAGCACCATTAATGATTAAATATATTGATTTTGATAACTTAACACTACCAGAACTGAAGCAACTAGCCATAGATTATAATAATAAATTTATTATTAAAATAACAAAAACAGAAAATGAAAAACAAGTATTAAAAAATAAAGCTGAATTATTAAAAGATATAAAATATTTTTTGAAAGTTGATGAAAATAATAAAATAGTCAGTCAATGTTTGGATTTAGAATTAAAATTAAATACTGATATCAAAAATATAAAAATAGATAAAGAAAGTTTGAAAACTATAAAAAAATTAATTAAAACAATTGAAAAACAAATAGATTTATATGGAGATAATGAAGAAACACAAAATTTATTAATTCAATATAAAGAACAACTGGCAATGTTAGAAAATAAAGTAGAAGAGAAACCAACCAAAAAAGAAAAGGTTATAAAGAAAAAAGTTGAAAAACCAAAAAAAGAGAAAGTTGAAAAAGTTGAAAACTCACAAAATGCAGAAATAGAAAGTAATATTTTAAAATTAAAAGAAATTATAAAAACATCAGAAACACAACTGTCTCAATTACCTAATAATATTTATTTAATAAATAATATTAAAATGTATAAAGAAGAAATTGAAAATTTAAAAAAAAATCTTAAAAAATAAGTTTAAAGATTTATTTATTTAAATTTATTATATACATGGCACCACATAAAATAGATTTTACTAAAGGCATTATTTATAAAATAGAAGCAATAGACAACAAAGATTTAATATATATAGGTTCTACAAGTAATTTTATTAAAAGAAGAAGCGATCATAAATCAAGATGCAATAATCCAAAAGACCAAGCCCATAATTTTAAACTTTATAGGATGATAAGGGAGCATGGGGGCTGGGATAATTTTAAATGTGAAATTATCAAGGCTTATCCATCACAAAATAAAAAAGAATTATTTATTGAAGAAGAAAAATATAGACAAAATTTAAATTCAACTTTAAATAGTAATAAATGTTGTTCTGATATTTTAAATCATTTTAAAAATTTTACTATTTCAAATTAACATTTATAAAAAATTAATTTGAAATTAAAATCTATCATATAATATATAATGATGTCCTCCGATCAAGAAATGAAAAATTTTTTTTTAAAAGTAGTAAAAGAAAATCAACCTAAAAAAAGAGATAGCGTTAAAATGAACGCACTTAGAGATGCAGAATTAATGCGAGTTAATACTGAACTTTATGGAAAAACATATGCAGATATGATGTCTAAAATGAAGCCAAAAACTGCTTTAGAAAAATTACACAATGAAGTAAAATCATTTGTAGTTCCTTCCATAACTATGCCTAATCCTAAATATGATAAATTTTTAAATAAAAAACAATATTCCGTCAGAACTGGCGAAAATAAAAATAGATGGTTAGAACACGTAAAAAAATGTATGGCAGAGCATCCCGAATATACATATAAACAAGCTCTTCAAAAATGTAAAGAAACATATACAAAAAAATCAAAATCTATAAATTTATAAATCTAAACTATATTTTTGATTTGTTCTTCTTCCTCATTTGGTTTGAAATCATAACCAATATAATATATTTGACCGCTATTCAATTTTTTAGTATGACCCATAGTATCATTCATACTTTCAAATAAATCAGATTTTTTCATTAATAAAACATCGTTATCTTCACAATATTCTTTATAATTATTATATAATTCAGTTCTTAATATTTTTTTAGTATCATCTTTAATTATATTATCTCTAAACCATGCGTCGATGCTTGCTTTAGAATCTAAATATTTATTTTCTTCTTTTTGAATTTCTGGCGGTGGATTAAATGATTTATCTTTATAATAAGCTATTGAACCCTTAACAATCCACGAGAAAAACTCATTTATATAATCTTCTTGAACTAAGGTTTTTAATAAATTAACATCTTTTAAATATTCATTTTCCTTTTTTGGATCATCTGTAAATTTTGCGTTAAAAGGTAAATATTTTACACGTCGTCGCATCCCCTGATCTTGTGCGTTAAGTTCTGGTTTATGGTTAGTGCATAAAATAAGCTTACATATTAAAGAAAATGTAATAGGATCACGATATAAACCCCGAGCAGTTATCTGATCTTCGCCCGTGATTCTTTTAATTAAATCATCGTTCAAACTATCTTTTGAAGCTGTTTCCGAATATGAAATCAATCTAGCATCTTTTATTGAAAGGGTTTCAACTCCTGAAGATTTAGAAGATTTTATAAATATTTCTTTACTTGCTGGTTTATAACTTTTACCCATAATTTTATTTAATAAATTTAATAATAATGATTTACCGTTGCTACCTTTACCCCACCAAATAAAAAAGCATTGTGCGTCAGTTTCTCCTGTTATACAATAGCCCAGTATTTTTTGTAAATATTTGATATTTTTTTTATTATCACACATTAAAGAACTTATAAAATTTTTCATAATTTCACTTTTATTTTCTGATGGTTCTACATCGCAGAAATAAGTATAATAATCTTCATCAATTCTAGGTCTGATTTCTCCATTTGTTAGGTCTATAACTTGTTTATTTTTAATTGGTAGTAAATGAGGAGATACACGATCTAATTTATCAATAAATGTTTCATCAGATATTCTTGATAAAAAAAAGTTTGATACATCTGATAAATATTTATGGGTTGTTTGTTTTTTGATTATTGAAACTAATTTTAATAAATCATCCTGACTTTTGCAGATTGAATTTGTTAAAAAATATGTTTGTTGGTTAAACATAAAACTCGACATTCTATCAATAATAAAATTTTTATCTTTTTCAATCCATAAAGCTGTCTCACAATCATAATAATAAATATATTTTTTGCTATATTTGAATAGATTATTATTATAAATATCAAATAACTCCGCTAGCTTCTGTTGCATTTCACAGGCTGATATAAAGTCTTCAAAACTTATTTTATTTGTCATATTATATTACTATATGTTTTTATTTCTCTAAGTCTATTTTTTAAACCATTTCTTTAAATATGTCTTAATTTTAAAAAGTCTCTAATTTTTGCCCTAGGGTTTTTTTAAAATGAATAAGGGGGCATC